ATTCGAGGGAGCGTTATTCGAGTTCGCATAAGCGAAGCCTGCATTCGCACCGTTATTCGCATTACCGCCGAACAGAACCCCACGAGAGTAATCAACCTTTGTGTTTACTGTTTTCTTACCTCATCGCTTACCGCTTCCGAGGTCGGGAGGTCGCACACCCCACAAGGGGGTGTGGAAGCTCGCGCTCCGCTTACGGCAAGAAGCAAAGGCGAGAGCCGAAGTACGCAAGCGAATCCGAGGGAGCGTAATGCAAGTCCGCATGAGCGAAGCCCGCATGCGCACCGTGAAGCGCAGCACCGCCGAACAGAACCCCACGGAGTGTCTCGGTGGTAGGTATGCTCGTATAGTGATAGTCGCAGAAGTAGGTGGTTGAGCCGCCGCCCACGGTCTTGGGCATAATCTCGCCACCCTCTCCGAAGATGACCTCCTTAATATATCCTTCGTTGCGTGCCTCGTTGCCAACGTGCGAATAGCCGTCATACGAGGTGTCGGAGAACTTGGCAGGGTCGGAGCAGACAAATACTTTCGACAGTCCGTCTCCGCCATTCTCCTCCGTGGGGCTGATGCGCACGTTTATGCCGTCCGTCCACTGCCACAGATGACCGAAAGGGTTTTCCACGCCACGGTAGCGAGGAACGTCAAAGGTCTTGGTTATGGGCGAGGTCTCGTCATCGTTGCTTGCGGTGTATTCCACCGTGCCTGTGCCGTTGCCGAGGGTGTCGGTCAGACCGCAGGGGACGAAAGGATAATAGCCGTTAAAGTTGTTCCAGTCCGTTCCGTTCCAAGTGGTCACGCCGTTGCCCAATCCGCCTTGATGATAGCCCTCCGTGGTAAGTTCGGCGTTGTAAGCCGCCTGTGAGTTGAGGGTCGCATACTCTACCACGAAGAGCCAATAGAGCGTTTTCTGCGCATCGTAGGTCATGCAGTTCCACTTGCTGTTGGCGGTGTTGCGGTTCCGGGCGTACTTGCGGAAGTTGGTGCGGCTGATTGATGCCGCAGGGCGACCGAGGAATGTGCGGTATGTGCCGTCATAGTTTGCGTTGTTGTTGCCGCCACGGTACTGCTCCGTCTCGTTCACCACGGAAGCGAGCTTGTTGTTAGAGCGGTCAAGAGCCGCCTCGTATGCCGAGACGTACATCTTCGGCACTTGATGATAGCCTGCGAGGGGCAGCTCTGACAGTCTGACCGTGCGTTTCGTGCCATCCGTCTCGAACTTGCGGTAGTGCATAGGTATCTCCACCATTACCTGACCGCGCGAGCCGTCACGGACTTGCCCCGTCCAATCCTGTGGGTCGAGGTATTCAACCACGTTGCCGTCATCGTCAAGCAGACAGCCTTTCATGCGGCTTTGGATTGGGAGGGACTTGTGGAGGTCGGTAGAGCCGACACGTGTGCAGGTCGGACTTGACACGGCGGTGTCGAACTGTATGCCATAGCTGCTCTGCTCCTCCACATAAGGCAGGAGAGCGGCAAGGGCGGCTTTCTTGCTTTCGCCGTCTTCGTCAAGCACCTCGCAATAGAGGTTGTAGGGGTTAGTCCCCGATACTTCAGGCAGGTCTTGCAGACGCTTGCCGTTCTGGAATGCTTCGATAATCTGTTGGATTACCTCTTCTTGTGATGTTGTCAATGCCATAATTTATCGTTTTTGAATGTTATGTTTTCAGTTCAAGCGCAACGCCCCTGATGATGTCAGACGCAGTTGCTTGCGTGTGTTCACGAGCCGCAGTGTGGGGTCGCCAACCTCTATGAGGAGCGTCTTGGCAAGAGCCGTGTTGCACGTTGGTATCACATAGACGCGGCTGTACCCCTTTCCTGTGATTGTCAGGCGACCGTCCAACCCCACCTCCAACGACTTGTTGTCGCTGATATAGATTATGTTCTTCATCGCCGTTTCGGGCGACAGCACGGCATTAATATACACGGGCTGTACGTTGCCGTAGGTCAGCCGTGAAAGGCAGGACACCGTCAATCCCGTGGGGACTATTATGCCGATGGTTTTAAGCGTCTCTTCCGTGGCTTTGTTTGCCGCCGCTGTCGCCATCTCCGCTGCCGTGGTGGCTTCCTCTGACAGCTCCGTTGCTTTTTCTGCCGCCTGTTGAGCGGCTGTTGCGGCGGCTGTGGCTTTATCGGCTGCGGCGGCTGACTTATCAGCGACACCCGAACTGTTGACGGCTGATTGGGCGGCTTCGGTTGCCGTGTCAGTCGCCTTTGTTGCGGCTGCGGCGGCTGTGGTGGCTTCATCTGCCGCCGCCTTTGCTGCCGTGGTGGCTTCGTCCGCAAGTCCAGCGGCTTTGTTTGCCGCCGCTGTCGCCGTCTCTGCGCCCTTTACCGCCTCCTGTGTCTGTGTCTCGATGAACTCCAACGACACCTTTACGCTGCGGTTGTCAGCGTCCGTGCCGATAGTGAACAGCCCCTTTAATGACTGATAAAGCGGCAGCTCCGAAATCTTTATTTTCTTCATCTGTCTGTTTTGTTTTTAATCATTGTTAAACCTAATATTGCCATTGGCAAGCAAGCGGATATGCATACGGTCATTGACGAGACGCATTGACGAGACGCTGTATTTGCCTGGTAGCATTTCAATGGCATTCTCCCCATCCTCCGTGAACACGATTATGCTGTCTTCCGAAGCCAAGACAAAATCGTCATCGTCAAGACGGAATGACCCCGTGAATGTCAGTGTCAGCGTGAATTGCAGCCATATCTTCTCATCGGGATAAAAGTCTGACACGGAGCAGGATTTATAGTGGCAGGGGAACTCGTGTTCCAACTCACTTACATACAACAGCCTTTCTTCGGGCTGTATGAGGTCGTAAAGCAACGCATCATAGTTGCGCCATAACTCTGTCAGCGTGTCAGCACGCATAAGGCACGACAGTTTCACGTCCTTTGTCTTGAACGTCACCGTCTTGCCGTCATAGATTACGCCTGTCTCGGTCTTGATGTTACGCAGGAGGTTTTCTTTCACGTTGGGCGTTTTCATTACCTCGGCGAGCGACCCTTGCAGGACACGGCATCCATAGTCTGTCAGCGGTCTTTCGTCCAACAGATAATCATCGGAGGCGATGACACCGCTTGACGGCTCTATATATTCATAACCGTTTAAGGGAAAATCGTCCGCAAACTTGATTGTCGCCGTGCCTAACTGCTTCGCTATTTCGAGGTTCGGGTGCTGTGTCATACGGAGCTTGTATTTGCGCTGTATGTGGGCGCAATCGAAGACGTGGTAAGCCCCATCGGACAGTACCTCGATAAACGCGCAGAAGCGGCTAAAAAGACCGCCAAAGGCAAACTTTACCGATACCTCGTGCGTGTCAAGCATCGGCTCGGATAGGTCGGCTTCGATGCCGTCCTCTTCCTGCCAGTCGTTGCTGTCAACAGACTTCAACGGAGGGTAGGCGACAAGCTCGTTCCAGCCGCCGCTTACGACATATACCCCATATTGGAGGTATGCATCCCGCCCGTCTATGAAAAGTCTGTTAATCATAGCATAATGGCATTGTCTCTTACGTTGCGGATGACCGTGCATCCTTTCTCTGCCGTAGTCTTAACAACCGCCCATTTGCTTGCGTTGATGACCGCCTTTGCGCCGTGCAGACACACCACCTCGTAGCGGCGCAATTGTGCGCAGTTTACGACCGCCGTTGTATGACCCACGAGCAGCACTTTTCCTTGCGGCTCTGTGAGTGTGATGTTCCCTGCGTCAAGGTATATGCCGAAACGCTCTATATTTTCTCTCTTGAAAAGCCTTATGGTATGGATGTTCGGGAAGTGGTACTTTGCGCAGAACTCCACACCCTGCGTTGTCTTATATAATTCCGCAAGCTGTTCCACGCTCTCGTTCCCTTTGAACATAGCACAGCGGCGGTATGCCTCCGACACATTGGTCAGAGAGCGTTCCTCGCACTGCCTTTGCACTTCCGCTTTGGCGGCTTTCCATTGCGCGTATATGCTCTGTATTATCGTCTGTTCCATTCGCTTATTTCAGTTTAATGCCTTTCAAGGCGATGTCGTTAACCGTGTCTTTAACGGCTTTCATATCCGTTTCCATTGTCGCAAGACGGCTCGGTATATCGTCTGTGTTCCGTTCGATATTGAGGACGCTCTGCAATATAAGGCTGGTGGTCGAGACAAGGATTTTCGTGTTCTCGCTGATGGAATAGGTATGCCCCTGTATGGCGGTCGCCCTGCCGTTAAGCTCGTCCACGCTCTCCTGTGAAGCGTTGGCAATGCCTGTTGACGAAGCCTCGCGCGTTGCTTCGCCGAGTATCTTTTCTTTCAGTTCATCGGGCAGTTGGTCTATTATCTCATAGACGGAAGAGAAGTTGTCGTATGTGTCGTTGAGGTCGGTGGTCAGGTCTGACAGACTGTCCAAAACAGCGTCAATGCCAACGAATTTGCCGTCTTTGAACCATTGGGCTTTGTATTTGTCGAATATCTCACCAAGCGGCTCTTCGAGGAACTTCTGCGTAAGCATACGCTTCATTATGTCGGCAATAATGTCATTGACTGTATCGCCCCACGCCTCGGCAGCGTCCTCTCCGTTCTCGAATGCCTCGAAGAAAGCGTCCGACAGCTGTTCCGCGATGTCAGACGAAGAGCCGCCTATGATGTCCTCGACCATTTCATTGATGACCTCCAACGCCTGTTGCCCCAGCTCCTCTATCTTCTGCTCATACTCCGTTATTTTGCTGCTGTCGCTGTCTTTCTTGCTTCGCTCCGTGTCTATCTGTTCCTGTATAAGGAGTTGCTGCTGTGCGATGTTCTCAAGCTGCGCCTGTGCCTCGCTGTATTTCGAGCCGCCGAGAGCCTTGTCGGCCGTGTATGCCATATTGGCGTATGCCTGTGCTATCTTCGCCGCTGACTGTTTAAGAAGCTCATCGTGCTGCTGAACCTTATAGGTCATATATTCCCACATCGAAGAGAACGCGCTGAAAGACTTTGCGTCCTTTGCGAGTTCGGCGCGTGTCTCTTCAAGTTTCTCATTGATAAGGTCGATAGCCTTGCCGTTGACGTTCTGCAAGCGCAGTACCTCGGCGTTGTCAAGTTCCCACTGCAATTGGTCGATGCGCTCCTGCAGCTGCTCTATCTCCTCTTGCTTCTCCTCATCGTCATTGAACAGATTTGCGATTTGCGTGGCAATCTGCAAGGCTGCGGATATGATGGTTAAGATGACAGACGCTTTTTCAACTGTCTGTATTGCGGTTGACGCAGCGGTCGATGTCCCTTGTATCGCCGTTGCCGCTCCTTGTGAGAGTTGCATAATGCCGTTTACCATTGTCAGCGCGGAGGACGCAATCTGCCCTGCCGATTTGATTATGTCGCCGACAGTGCCTCCTATGGCATCGCCTATGCTTTCAAACTCTTTCTCGCATTCGTTAAGGGTCTTATACAAGTCCTCCCATTCCTTTATGGAACGTTTGTCTGGGCTGGTGCTTTGCTTTGCGTTGGCTTCCGATACTTTGCTCTTTGCCGTGTTGACCTTTGCGCGAGCCACGGAGAGCGTCTTGGTGTCGCCATTGCCCGACTTCTCAAGGTCTTTCAGTTCCTGCTCCGCCTTTTCGAGGATGGCTTGCAGCTGCTCAAGCGTGAGGTTGGCAATCTCGTTGCACCACGCCTTATAGGTGTCCTCCCTTTGGGCAAACTGCTCGTCAATGGCGGCAAGGGCTTCGTTCTCCTGTAAGTCAAGCTCGCTTATGTTGTCCTGCGAGACACCCTCTTTAAGTTTGGGCTTGCCGTCCTCGCCGTTCACGATGTTGCCCTTTTCGTCCGTCTCATACAAGGCACTGCGTTTCTTGGCGTATTCCTCCGCAATCTGTGTGCGTTGCTGTTCGTATGAAAGGCAGTCCTGCAATGCGGTGTTCAGAGCCTCTTTGTTGGCGCGCACAACGTATTGCTCGGCTATGCGGTCATAGTCGGCGAGTATCGCCTGCTGCTCGGCTGTCAGGTCAGCGGCGGTAAGGTGGGTTTCGCTGTTTGGATCGAGCAGGGAGTTTCGGTATTCTATCTGCTGCGCCTTTGTCGCGTTGGGGTTGGCGTTAAGCCATTCATTGACCTTGTTGTTGGCAAGGTCTTCTATCATCTTCTGTCTGCGTGTCTCGTTCTCGGCGGTCAGACGTCTATAATTGAGGTCTATCTGCGCTTTCTGTTTCTCATAGCCCTCCTCCATAGCGTCAATGTCCTTTTGCTGTATCTCGAACTCGGCTTGTCGATTGGCGGCGATAACATCGGCTTGGTATTTGGATATAGCCTGTTGACGGTCAGCGGCGGCATCGGCAAGTTGCTGTGTATTGTCCTTACCTGTCTTTTTTGGTGGTGTGGTGGTCTTCGGCTTGTCGGAAGTGGCGGCGGTCAGGTCTATGTCGTTTTCAGCAACGTAAGCGTCCAACTCCGCGAGGTCTGTCTTGGCATTGGCAATCTGCTTGTCAAGTATGGCAACCTCATTCTGTGCCGCCTTTAACTCGGCTTTGGCTGCTGCCGCGTTCTTGCGGGCTGCGTCAAGCGGCAGTTTGCTGATTTCAGACGCGCCACGCATGGAAATCTGTGTCTCTTGAAATCCTGCGGTCAGACTGCCGCCTGTAGCTTCCCTTGCGCGTTCCATTGCCGCGTCATACCGCTTTTGCTCGGTGGCGACATTGCTGTTGGCTGTACTGACTTCTTCCTGCTTTGTATCTACATTTTGAGAAGCCGTGCGGCGGTTTAGTTCTGCGTTGACCTTTTGGGCTGTCAGCTCTTCACGCTTCGTTTGCAGGGCTTTCGCCAACGCCAAGCGGTTAAGGCTGTCGATGTAATCGTCAACCGACTGTTTGTTTTTCTCATACAGTATGCCCTCGTCTGTCAACGTGGCGTGATAGTTGGGGACGATGCCCTGCAACTGCGATATTGCCTTGCGGCGGTCAGCAATGGAGGCGGTCTCATCGTGTATGGCGTGTTCCAACAGTTCTATCTTGGAAATCTCGCCCGCCACGGACTGACTGACCTCCTCGTTGACGGAAGCTATGATGTCGCGTTCCTTGTCAAGCTCCGCAAGTTTCTCTTTCTGCTCCTTTATGGTCTTGTTGGCGGCTTTAAGACGGTCATCGGCTTCGCTCGTGTTCTTTCCGAACAGGGTCATGGCGGTGGCGGCAGCGGCAAGGACACTGACAACAATTCCTATCGGGTTCGCCTTGCATACCATATTGAACAGCAGCATAGCGTCCTTTGCCGAGGTAACGTATTTCGTCAACCCGATAAAGGCTTGCACCGTCTGCCAAATAGTGGCAATCTTATGCGCGGCGGCAACGGCGAGGATAGCGGCTTTATACGCTCCGTAAGTGGCTATCACGGTCAGCAGCACCTTGCCTATCTCCTGCCAGTGGTCAATCATCGAGGAGACCATGCCGAGAGTGTCTGATATGACACCCTCCGACTGTTTGCCAAGCTCATTAAACATCTGCTCAATGCTGTCCTCGATGTTGCTAATCTGACCTGTTATCGTTTGGCTCTGCGCAGCCATGAGACCGCCGAACTTGCTGCCCTCGCTTGTCAGGCTGATAATGGCTTGCTCGACTTCGGGGAAGCCCACCTTGCCAGCGGTAACGAGTTCTTTGACCTTGTCTTTCGTTACGCCGAACTGCTTTGCAAGCTCATCGGTCAGAGGTATGCCACGACCGAGGAATTGGTTAAGGTCTTGCGTGTAGAGCCGTCCCTGCACCATTGTCGTGCCATACAGATAGGCGAGGTCATTGATGGGTATGGAAAGCCCTGCTGCGATGTCGCCAAGGCGTATAAGCGTCTCGTTCACCTTGTCGGCTTCGACACCGTAAGCGAGCAGCTGCTTTGCTCCGTTGGCGACCTCCGACATACCAAACGGCGTGGTGGCGGCTGTCTTTATGAGTTGCGACATTAGCGCGTCCGCTTTGTCGGCAGACCCCAACATCGTCTTGAACGCCATTTCAAGCTGTTGGAACTCACCGCGCACGTTGGCGACCTGCACGGCGAAGTCCTTAACCTTTGACACGGCGAAATATCCAGCCACAGCCGTTCCTATCTTCTTCATGGAAGCGTCTATGCTGTCGCCCTCCTGCTTGGCGGTCGAGCCTATGCCTTGCAGGAGGCGTTGGCTCTCGGCAGCGTCCGAGCGAAGCTGCGAGTTGTCAAGCCCTATGCCGAAGTCAATTCTTCCGTTGTTTGCCATGTCATTCTATGTTATCGAAAAACGCCTTAACTCTCGCCCTGTTCTTCGGGTCGTCCGCCCTGATTATGTCCTCTCGCTTATGCTTATCCCTCTTGCTGTTGTAAGACGGCAGGACAGCCCCAAGCATTATCATGTTGGCATAGCTCAAATCATACAGAACGTAATCAAAGGAGAAGTTGAAGCCTTTTACTATCCCTGCGACTATTGCCCAAATGCTGTCATTCAGTTCTCCACTTTCGTCTGCCGCAGCAGGTTTATCTCGGTCAGGAAAGTGGTAAGCCCGAAAAAATCCCCAAGTTCCATACCTTGCAGGAGTTGGGCTATAAGCGTGTTGAGTTCCGAGGGTGTCAGCGTCTCAAGTACCTCCCTCGCCACGGCATCTTTTTGGCTCTCCTCTCTGATGACCGTGCGCCTGCGTCTGATTAAGCCCCACAAATAGCGTTTTTCCTCTGTATGTGCGGTTCTGACCGTGTCGTTGATGTGACGTGCGCCCAGCAGGAGAATAGCCGCCACATCGCCCAATTCTCGGCATTGCTTCGCCACCGACAGGCACTCGCCCACAACATTGTCGGGGTCGAGCTTGATGTGCGGCAAACGAGAAACAGCCTCCGAGACGAGTATCAGCGTGGCTGTACTCGATGGGGCTGCTGTATATTCCTTGTCGCCGACCTTTACCTTGACTTCCTTTTGCAGGATGGCTTCGGCGACCTTTTGTTCTATGGTCTTTTCCATGCTATTCACGGTGTTAAAGATGTCATAAGTTGCAAGGGGTGGACTCGAACCACCGACCTCCGCCCGATGAAAGCGGCGAGCTGACCGACTGCTCCACCCTGCGATGAAAGCTGTTTTCACCTCCCAAACAGCAAAAGGGTGTCTGTTCCACTCGCCAGCCTGTCGGCACTTCTTACCTTAAAGAAAACTAACACCTCGTGTTAGGTCGTTACCTTTGTGTAGGGCTTCACGGTCTTTCCTGTCTTCGGCTTCAGACAGCGAGCCACATAGTGGAGCAGCTTGCCGTCCGCGGTCGAATAGCTCTCCTCGCAGTGAACCGTGGAACGGTCGATAAGGAAGCCCTCCGTCTCTTCGTCTTCGGGCGTGTAGCGGAAAGCGTGTTCCCCTGATATAAGTCCGTCCGTGTCCTCAAAGGGTCTCTCAACGCCTTTCTTCACGAACGAATCCCACTCAAGTTGGAATTTGGTCTTGCCGTTGCGCGAGTCCACGATTTCGCCTCCCTCCTCCGTGGCGGTCTTCTCGTCGCCAGCAGTGGGTGTCAGCTTCAGCGTGTCCTCTTTCGGGGTGTCGATGGTCTTCCAAGTCGTTCCTGCGGCACCGTCTGTGGATGGGGAGGTCTCAAGCGTTCCCTTGCCCCAAGATAATACTGACATCGTTGTAAGATTTTAATTGTTGTTATTCTGTTTCTCAACCGCAGGCGTGATGACAACCTCGCCGCCGTCCTCCGTTTCGAGGAGCGGGAGATAACCGCTGTCGCCCTCTGTGTCAAGAGCGTCAATCATCGCCTCCTGCGGGTTCTTAATCGGAGCGTAGTCATCGCCGAAATACTTGTATTCGAGCTTCACGACAATGAAGTGCTGATGTATCTCCTCCGCTTCCGATGTATGGATTGTCTGCTGGAGCTTAAACAGATAACAAGACACCTCGGCGGTCAGGCTGTCAACCCAAGCCTGTGCGAGTGCTTCCAACTCCTCGGTGCGCTCGCCGTCCTCAACCAGAACGCCATTGCCCCAAGGGTCGATGTCAGGCACGAAGATGTTGATTGTAACAACGCCCGTCTGTGTCTGACCCGCAAGACCCGCCGTGAATATCACGACAGCGTCTTCCTTGCGGCTATCGCGGGGACGGTTGCCGCTCCGATAGACCTCGCCCGAAATCATCGTGTAAAGGGTGCTGTCTTTCAGAAGTCGGTAGATGTCGCCTTGCACTTGTTTTGAAGTCTTTGCCATAGCTGCCTTGTTATCAGAGTTTAAGCTGTTGAAGCAGGATAGGTACTATTCTGTCGGCTTCCAGTTCCGCGCTGTCCAGCACGTCATATCCACGGTCGGAAACATAGGCGGCGTATTCCTTGCCAGCGACCACGATAAGGACGATGCCCTTGTTGTATTTGCTGACAAGCTCTTTGGCGTATGCCTTGCCGTCCTTTGCCCCTTGCTGACCGCCCAATACGACCTCAAAGCCACCGACAGGCTCAATTATCCTGCCGTCCACGGCGACCACATAACCAATGGAGCTTGTGAGGTTGCCCGTTTGGTCTTTGTAGGTATGGCGAGCGCGGGCGATGTTGTTGCAATGCTCCCCCGCAACGAACATCTGCCGCACGAGCGCGGCGGTCAGACGGTCAACGCCAGCCTGTAAGAACTGACTGATTGACGAGGCGGGAGTAATCATTTTTATTGGCATCGCTCTTTGCTCTGTTATTTTATGCGATTTTGGCGAATGTGGCGGTTTCGCTGTCAAGCGGTATAAGTTATAACCTCGTTTTGAGTTCAACCCCCACAGAGCCGCATTTTCGCGTTTTCTTATATCCATACCCTTATCTCGCAGACGGCTTCCAACGGTTCAATCTGAATAACCGAAAACTCCCCGATGACCTTGCCGCCCCTGTCTTTAAGCCTTATTTGCTCCGCTTCCAAGGGCTGCTCCTCTATCAGCACCGCGTAGGATGCCGAGGTGTAGGGTTCGCCCTGTGTACGCGCAAGCGCATTATACTTGTTGACAAGGTATTGGCACTCTATCGGATTGCCCCAGCCGACATTGGCGGACTTTACGGCATAGCCCGTGTCAGGGTCTATCCCTCCTGCCTTCTTTGTCTTGACTTCGATTGTTCCGTTGGCGATAATCATAACCTGCTGCCTTTGTAACCGTAAATGGTCTTTGGCGTTCCCTGCTCGTCTGCCGCCCCGAAGTCAGCGTAAAGGCTGTTGGCGCGGTTTCGGAACTGGGTGCGCTGCTCATCCGAGAAAGAGTAAGACTGACCGCCCTGCGTGATGTTTGGCGCGAGGGCGAGCCAGCATAGGAGGTCTGCAAAGGCGAGGTTGAACGCCGTGCCGTGCAGGACTTCCTTTGTCGCTTCCTCTGACAGAGAACACCCCCTCCGAGCGCATATCTCCGTGATGGTGCGCTGCGGTATGGGATAGGCGTTAATGCCTTTCAGTGCTTCGAGAACTGTTGCAACCATACGTTACCACGTTGTTGCGTCCGTCTTGACGTAGAGGTTGCGGTAAGCGGTATCAAGCACGGGAACAGCGTCCGCTTGCCCAATAGTCACCTCGCTCTTCGGCTCAATGGTCGCATACTTCTTGATGACTGTATGCGCACGCTCGGCACGGAGAATGGTAGGCTCATCCTCTGTAAGGATGTCGTATTGGGTCGTTCCCAAACGCTCGCTCTCCGCCAAAATCAGGCGGCTATTCGCGAATGGGTTGCCGCTGGTGCTTGTGCCGTCCGTGAACTCACGAGTGATGTTCTGGTCGATGACACGGAGCTGCAAGCCGTTAAGCCATGCCTGCTTTGCCAACATCTGATTGACGGCTGTAAGGTCAGGTGTCTGCGCCATGCCAACCGCGTTGGCGATATAGGAAGCGCAAGCCTTGATAATCTGATCTGCGGAGCAAATCTTATACAGCTCGTCGAGGTTGACGAAGGCGAACTTGGGATTAAGGCTCATCGCCTTTGCTTCTTTCACGAGCTTGGCGAGGTCGCCGATGATGTCTGCGTTGGCAGCGTCCGCCCAGTCTTTCGAGGTGGTCTTCTTCTGCTCATCGTAAACGTCATAGTCGAGGTCGAACTCATTGGCGTATGTGGCGTTGTTGGTGGTCGTGAACGAGAGTTTCCCTGCGTTGGAAGCCAAAGCCCAAGCGATATACTCAAGCTCCGACTGCACGCCGTCAAAACAGAAGTCCACATCCTCGCCCCAATACTGCACGAGCTTCGTTGCGTCATCGTCCTGCGCGAAAGCGAGGGCTGTCTGATAGTCCTTAATTTCAGAGCGTGTGAGTTCGCGGCTTATGCTGATGAAAGGGATGTCGCCCTTTGCGCTCTCGAAGATAGGACGGCGTTTGCGGAGGATTGTCCCGTTGTCGGTGTGGATGTCAGCGGCAACGTGTGCCTTGCCGAGTTGGTTCTGCAACATCTTCCACACGAAGCCGTTAATCTTCTTCACGGGGAAGTAAGTGCCAAAGGTGAAAGGCTTTGCATCTGCCGTGTTCAGACGGGCTTGCACCATCTGCTGTGTCAAGCCGACAATAAGAGTGTTTACTATTGTTGCCATAGTGATGTCTGATTAAGTTTAGTAATTTACAATGCCTTTGAGTTTCGAGTACACGAAATCGGGCAGTGCGTTGCTCTTCGTCACGCCGATGACCCAAGCATCCGTGTCGATGTTCTGACCGCTGACAACAGGCTTCCCTGTGCCAACGACAGCGAACGGCGTGTATTTGAGTGCGCCCTTTGAGGCGGCTGCGGCTGCTTGCGAGAGGAAGCCCCCGACTGCGATAGCACCCACGGCAGAGCTGAGGGTTATGGTGTCACTGTCTTTGGCGGTCTTATCAATGGCGGTTATCGCCACGGCTGTGCCGCCCTCCGTTGCCATGACGACATCGCCCACCTTGAGCTGGTGTCCTTTCTTGACCTTTACGGTGGTGTCAGCGGCGGCTGCGGCGGCAACGACCTCGGCAATCTTCACAACGTGACAGATGCCGTTCACGGGTGCGCTGATGACAGAGCCTTCGGGCAGGAAGTCCGCTCCGAGGTCGGTGATGGCGACAGAAACGCCGCCCCTGATGTCAGCGATTTTGTGCATAAGGACGCGCGGGGTGCTGGTGTCCTTTCTGCGTTGTACGGTCATTCCCATTTCTTATGGATTTTAAGAGTGAAACATTAGAACGGCTGTTGGTCAGACTTGGGGGTTGTGTCGCGGTGTGCGATAGCCTCCTGCTGTTCCTTTGACAGCTCGCCCTGTTGCGTGTTGCCGTTCTGTGCGGCTGGTCTTCCGAAAACCGCCCCTCTCTGCTGCGTGTCCTTGACGATGCCGTCCACCTCCGTTGTTACCTCTGTCACGAGGGCAGAGAACTGTTCGTCTGTCAGGCTGTCAACCGATATACGGTCATAGCCCTTGCGGAGTGCTTCGGGCAACTTGGACGTTATCGCCGATAGTTGCTGCTTCCGTGCTGTGGTTGTGCGTTCGCCATCCATACGGTTTAGCCGCTCTGTCAACTGTTCGTTTTGCTTGATTAGCTGTTGGAGCAGCGCGTTTGTCTGACTGTCAGCACCCCCTGTGGGTTGTGTCTCGGTTGTGGTCTGCGGTGTCGCCACAGTGTCACCCCCTTGTTCTGTGCTTGTGATAGGCTTGCCCTCTTTAAGTCCGTATTTCGCTTCGTAGTTATGTACGGCTGTCTGCTGGGCTTCGTTTGCTCGGCTGTCCGCGTAGCTGTCTATAAGCTGTTGCAGGCTAACCCCGTCCACGGCGGTCTTAACCTGTTCGACAGTCGTGGCAGTCTTTGCGAGCTTCTGCGCCTGTCTCTGTAAGATGTTCTCACTGACCCCCTGAAACTTGGTTTTCAGTGCTTCTAAAAGTTCTTTGTACATACGTATGCAATTTAACTAAATAGTTTCTCGTGCAAAGGTAG